ATGGCAACACTTAGACTATATCTAGATACAAGGGTAAAAAGGCAGGATGGTACGTTCTCCATCCGGCTTGCTGTCAACCACCATGGTGGGACTGCCTTCATATCCCTCAATCAATACTGCAAGAAGGATGAATGGGATAAAAGGGCTTGCAAGGTGCGCAAGCGTCCGGATCGTGATGCTATCAACGACTTCCTGCTTGACCGTCTTAATTTCTATAATAGAATGATGATGAAGGCGCAATGCAGGGAAACATACCGTGGCGACATTACGGCTAGGGAACTCCGGGACTTAATCATGCTTGAAGCCGAGCCTGCAAGGGAGAAAGTCGCCCTGCTTCGTGATGGCTTCATTGCCTACGAGGGCAGGAATCTGAAAAAGAACACGATAAACAGATATAAATATACTTGGGCAAAGATTGAAGCTTTCCTTGGGAAGGAAAAAGCGGCTCTGCTTACATACGATGAGATTAACCGCTCTTGGCTTGAAGATTTCGATGCGTTCATGGCAAAGGAAGGCTTGTCTAGGAATACCAGAGCCAGCAGGATGCTCTGTGTCGCTGCTGTCTTCAACCTTGCGATAGATAATGAGCAGACGAAAAACTACCCATTCCGCAGGTACAGTCTCCGGCTTGAGACAACGAAAAAGCGAGATTTGTCTGTTGAGGAAATCCGCTCTATCTTCGAAGCTGGTGGTGATGAACTGGTCGACATGTTCCTGCTGATGTTCCTGCTGATTGGTATCAACGTGAGTGACTTGTTTGCCTTGACAAAGGAGAATATCGTCCGTGGTAGACTGGAATACGACCGGGCGAAGACTGGCAGGCATTACTCCATACTCCTTCATCCCGAAGCTCTCCGAATCATCGAAAAATACAAAGGGGAAAATAAGCTGCTTCGTTTCTCGGAGCATTTCAGGAACGTTGATGTCGCAACGGTCATGATTAATAAGAAACTAGCAAAGGTACGCCCAGGGCTTACTACGTACTACGCTCGCCATACGTGGGCATCTATAGCCTTCAACATTGGTATACAAAAGGACGTGGTGTCGCTTGCGCTGGGTCACTCGTTCGGTGTCCGGGTAACTGATACCTACATCAATGCAGACCTATCGAGAGTAGATGAAGCAAACCGCAGGGTTATTGATTACGTGCTATACAACAAAAAATAGCCTTATTTCTTGCGAATTTGCCGCAGAAACGGCTCAAATTGTTTTTGGGAATAGTTTTACGTGCTTACCACGTAAACGCCACAGAACGCAAATTTCGGGGTAAATCGGGAAAAGAGCACAAAAATACCCCAGCGGTGAAAAAGTCGAGTCGCTGGGGTAATAAGTGGAGACCACTTTAAACATTCAGTGATGCAAAGGTACGCTTTTCCTTTGAAAACACCAAATTATTTGCCAAAAAATTTCTTCCTCAACAAATCATTGATAAATCGTGACTTGTTGGGCAATGCGTTGAGGAAAGGCAGCAGGTCGTTGTCTATCTGTATGCCAACTAGCTTGACCGTTGCGCCTGCACCCTTCTTCGTTCTCTTGATGTTTCTTCTATTATTCTCCATATCCGTGATTCTTTACTGGTTCTCCATTTACTCGCAAAAGGTTGCACTGATAGATGCTACACCTCTTCGGGTTCTTTCGTGGCGTGCCATCCTTCTTGCAGGTCATACCGCGATATACCAGGCAAGGCAAGGAGTTGTATTCGTGGGTTCTCTTCGAAATCTCCCAGCTTTCAACCCTTATCGTGTCGCAGTGGTCGCTGATATAATCTCCTACCAAAACTGAGCTGTGCTCAGTAGCAAATGCTCTTGCCAGTATTCTTCTTTCATTCTCAGCCTTCACGTTGATTTCGTGCAGGGCTTTTCTGTACTCTTGTTCTGTCATTGTCTTCTGTCTTTTTTAAATTGCCTATCTAACTTCGTTTTCATTCTGTTCATCTTGTGCTCAAGCCTGCCAATCTGCTTATAAGATAGCCACTCCGGCTTGATATTCAGTTCCAGCCAGTACTGGCGCATTTCCTTGCAATGCCGGGCGATGCTCGGGAAATAGAGGTGTCGCTCGTATGGGTTGCGAAGGAAGTACTTGCAATCGGATAATAGACGACCAAGCATCATGTATTTATGCTTTTGCCCTTCTCCAAGACTGACAAGCCTTCCGTTGTCCCCGATCCACAGCATTGCACCCTCTCCCTTCCAGTGAAAGTCGAAAGCCTTGCTTACCGGATAATAATAGCCATCGAGCACCGTGCCTTCCTTTAGGTCTCGCCCAATCTCTCGCAGGCAGGTTCTTCCCCAGCTGGTCGTTACCTCGACCACTGCTTGTGCTGGTATCTTGTCGTATTCCTTCATATCTTGCCAAATTTAAATTTCTCTTTCCGTGATGTAATACTTGTATGTCACTCCACCCATTTTAACCTTGAAGTGTCGGTCTCCTTCTTCCATCATTTCTGCAAATGGGTTGTTCCTGAAGGTTTCCTTAATTCGAGAAAACCTTTCCTCCATTATCTCCTTGGTTCTGTAGTCTTCGATGTGACTATCAACTTGCCCAAGGCTATTTTTGCCGTTCAAAATGTATTGTTTCATATCTTGATATATTGTGCAGGGCTTGCGCCCTGCTGATTAATACTTTTCTATCCAATACTCTGTTGTACGATTCAATCCTAAGCATGCAAATTCAGTCTTGAAATAACCTTGGCGTACCCAGTGAGGATAAAAATTATCGGTTTTTCTATATTCCCTAAACAAGCCGTTCAAGAATTGCTCTGCCTTGTCCTTGCGTGTAAAGTTTGCCAACTCCTCGATTTCCTCGCCTTCTATCTGGCTCTTGATGTAATATTTTGCTCTTGCCATTTCTCTGTCCTCCCTTGATTACTTAGCATACAATGTAACTACAAGTCCACGTCTCAAAGCGCAGCGGCAAGCGTCCATACCAGCCTTCAATGCTCGCTTGATGAACTTGTTGAAAAGTTCCGCTCCGATGAGCTTCAAGATTCCGCTTACTCCTACGAGTGTGTTTATCTTCTTGCCATCCTCTGTGCGTCCGAAGACCTTAATACGGAAGTTTGAGTTGATAAACTTTGTTGTGAACTCTAAAACGTTTGAATTTGGCTTTTTCATTTTTCTCTGGCTTAACCGTGTTGCCTAGGGCTTAGTTACTGAATGTTTAATGTGCTTATCTCCTAAACACGATGTAAAGATATTAATATTTTTCGGTTCTACCAAAACTTTTCCCGAAAGATATTAATATTTTAACTTTTATTTACTGTTTATGTCGTAAGCACAGCTATTTTCGGTCGTTTTCGGTCGTTTTCGGTACGCTTTCGGCTGTTTTCGGTACGTTTTCCACGCTCTATATAATAATAACCTGCACGCATTAGCTAGAATGAATATAATCTAACTCTCATATCCCCTACCCCTTTTCTCTCAATGAAAAGTGTTCTCCCCACGAAAAAGGGCAGGAAAACGCTCTCCTGCGCTCCCTGCCCTTTACGATTAATGAGATATTATGATTGAACCTATTGAACTCTCTTCTTGATGAACTCCTTTATCCAGTTTACCGCAAGAAGGAACAGAAACAGAATCACGCAATCGCCAATGAATAGCCTTACCTTTTGCCATGTGCTCACTGGCTTCTCTACCTCCTTGGTCTTGTATCTGTTCACGTAATACTTTACCTTTACGGTGTCGGTCACGAATGTGTAAATGTCGCCAACGATGGTGTCCGTCTTGGTTGTCGTCTTCCATCTGGTTGTCGTAAGGTTGTGCCACCGCTCCTTTATTACGGTGTCTCCCTTGATGTACACCATCACGCTGTCATGCTTGAATACGCTGTCGTGCTGCCGGGTGTCCTGCCAGTGGATCTGTCGCTGGTTCACGCTGTCACGTCTTGCACTGGTGTGTGCGCTGTCGTGATAAACCGTGTTATTTTGCGCTGTTTTAGCGCAGGAACAGCCAAAAATCAAAAGTGGGGTAATTATAAGCATGGCGAGAAATAATGCCACAGAACGCAAATTTCGCCCTTTTCTTGAATTTTCCATACTTTATAAACTTTAGATTGATGTGTTTATTATGCAAGCACCTTGATTTCCAAGGCTTCCTTGGCTCGCTTCAAATACTTCTCGCAGGCTGCCAGTCCGTTGTACCCACCATTGATGCGCTTTCGGATAGCCTTCAAGTTGTCTTGGTCTGCCAACTCATTGCAGCCGAAAGTGTCGAATACCCACATCGAGGATTTCGTTGCTCCAAGAGAACGCTCCAGGAGTTCTGGACTGCCAACAACATCGAAGCCGCAATAATTGGCATATTTCCGGTAGTTGGCTCGCCCGGTAATCTGTATCAATCCCCTGCCCTTGTACTTCACGCCATCGCCCTGCTGGGTGTTGCCGAGGTCTTTCCTGCCCTCGTAGGCTCTGCCGCTTGCCAGTTCCTTTGTGTATCTCAACTCTCCGCTTTCGTGGGCAATCTGTGCGAGATAGTGCGCCATTCGCAAAGGAGTATTGATGTGGAAATGCTCTGCCCATCCGTTGATGATTGGAAGGTAGGTGTCTGCCCTGCTGCCTGCATTCGGCATTACCTTTAGAAGTTGCGCTCTAGTTATCCTCATTATCTCCTCCTTTCTTCCTTTCTTCCTTCATAATCTCGACAACCGCCTTCGCAATCTCGTCCTTATTCTCCAGTATTACTTGCATCGTACGGTCTTGCTTGCGTATCTCAGCCTTCTCATACGCTTTTTCTCTAATACTTTTGAACTCGCACAAAAGCAGATAAACCGTCCAGGCGATTGCGAACATCGGGAAGGGAGAGATAATACACGTAGCCACGTCCATAAGCGAAGCAATACCGAATGTCGGGAAATACTTCTTCGCCTTGTCGCACGTCTTCTTCAATCCGGTTGACGTTCTTGCAACATGCAGTTCCTTCGCCTTCTGTATGCCTGCTATCAGGTCAATTGTCATCGCTATCAGAATTGTAGCGAAACAGATAAAAATTACTAGGGCGCACAAATAAAGGTGGTGCACCTGAAAATCGTGAAATACTTCGCTCATATCAATTTATTTTTTTTGGTTATTCCAATTTTTCCCAGTCAATGGTCACGCCCTTCCCGATGATGTCTGCCGTCCACCTGCAGAATGCCATACCCTCGTATCCGTCCGGATCACTGGCTACGGCAATAGCATACTGTACGCAGTCTCTCTCGGTCTTGATTACCTTCGGGTAGAAGTCCGCATAAGCCATATTTGCCAAATAGAGAATATCCCCGAGGGTCGTGCCCTTTGAGATTATCTCGTTGTTTGTCGCAAGCCGGATTTCGTCTACCGTCCAACGGTGGCTCGTTCCGTCTACGTTCTTCATCTGCTCGCTTGCCTTGATTGCTAGCTGCTTCGTGAAGTGGTAGCCGTGCTTGGCAACGTATGCCACATATCCGCTGGCTCCCATGAGTGCCTTTGCTGCCTTCTCGTATGGTAAGCTGTGGATGATGTCGCTCTCTTGATGCTGGTGTCGCTCTTCCTCGCTATCGCAGGAATGGCGCAAAACGATAATTTTCTTCATTGTGCGCCCTCCTATCCTAGTTTGTCGAGTAACTGTTTAACCATGCCACGAATGCCGCTTATATCGCCCTCAAGTGCCTTGAAACGCTTTTCGGTTTCCTGCTTCTCCTTGATTGCCGGGTTCAAAGCTGCAAGAAGTTCTTCGCCCTTGGCTTTCCGCTCCTTGCTTGGCTCGTATGCCTTGATTATCTCATCAGCTTCATTTACCAATTTCCCGACTTCGGGCAAAAGGTCTGCCTTGTCGGTTGCCAGTACGGTTTCGCCTGCAAAGGTAACTCCGAGGTGTTCGGGTATGGTGTAGATGGTCTGCTTTCCCTCCACCTCGATTGTTACGTCTCGCATTGGCTGTCCGCTGCTGGAAATGGTTGCGATGCCAGTGTTGATGTGCGGCTGGTTGTCTACGACCTTGCCTTCCTTAACTTCCACCGTCTGCTTGTCTAGCAGATAGACCGGGTGATTTCTCTGAATATTTTTAAATTCCATAATGCGCTCTTTTTAGATAATTCGATAAATAGACAAAAAGGGGTCTCACTGATAACACAGCGAGTTGCCCCTTGATAGATTTTGTTCAGACCGCCTACGCTCCAGTGGTGGTTGTGGTGGTCTTCAGCTGCTGGATAATGAAACCAGTCTGCTCTCTGCGCTTGCTGTCCTCCAGCTGGATGCGAAGGTCTTGCTCCCAGTGGTTGTTGAGAACGTCAACGATGCGCTGGGTGTTGTCCTTGCCCGAGTTCTTCAAGTCGCAAACGACCGTCTGGATGAGGTTGCCGAGGTTACTGAAACCTCGCTCCAGCCCAGTATTGGTGTAGCAGAACCCCTGCTGCATTGCGTTGATGATGTCCTTCTGCCCCAACTGGTTCTCGTAGCCCATACGATTGATGTTCTGCTGCGTGGTGCAGCAACAGTCCTTCAACTGCTGAATGATGTTGAGGTTTCCGAGGTTCGCTGCGTTGATTACTCGCTCTGCGCTGAAACCAACCTTGCCGCCTACATTTTGGATTGCTGCCTGCACGCCACAGACTGCATTCTGCAGCTGGTTCATATCGCAGTTAAGATTCTGCGCCAGCTGACCAAGAGCAACGTTGTTGCCCTTCACTGCGTCCATCAGGAGAGCCGTATTATTGCCGTCCTGCATCTGTGTGCGAAGGCTCGCAATCTGATTCTGCAATTCCGTGTCCTGCAAATTGCCGCCACGGTTATTCCAGTCTCGCATCCAAGCCATCATCATCATATAGGCAAACGGGTTATTCATCCAGTTGCCCATACCACCGTTCATTGCTGCCAGCATAGTTGCTGGATCATTGTCTCTACCTCTAGCGAGCAAGGCTGCTGCTAGGTTGTCATTGCCACCGTCCCCAGTGCAATAAACTTTTTCGATTGTGTCTGCCATAAAATTTTGAGTTAATTATGTCGTGGAAGCCAAATATTGGAATCCGCTGCAAAGTTACTCTGATTTTCGGCTCGCTCCAAAAAGTTAGTGCAGGGGTATTTATCGAATTATTGTCAAAGAACGCTTTTGGTTATTTTCTTTTTGTTTCTTAAATGCAAATCGGCTCAACGTCCTTGTTAAGAAGGGTCGCTTGTGCCGTGGCAAGTCGATAAACTCGAGAAGTGCTGATATAGGTGTACGCCATCTTGCACAGATGTCTAACTGCTGGAACGGTGCGGTTCAGAACGGTCGCAGTGGTCGTAATGCTGAACCCTGCGTGTATCATCTGTTCAACGACCATACATCTTGTCATTACGAGGTTTTCTGCTCTCGACTTGCCGAGAACGTCTTCTCTCGTAATACTCAACTCTCCGCTCGGCAGTTCAATAGCGCAACACTTGATTACGTTGTCTATAACTCGCCATAGTTCTTTCTCCTTGTCATTCATATGATTTTGTTTGTTTATTAATTTTAGTTTTACTTGTTTTGAACAAACTCTGCAACAACAAGTTTATTATCATCTGTCTTGATTAAGCGTGCATAGGTATCGTATGCCGTTTCCAAATATGTAATCTTATTAAGAAGTGGACCATGTGATGATACTTGCATTTTATACATGTAGCTATCACCATTGTTATAGCAAAAAGTGCTACCTCCTTGCGCTCCTGCGAAGACTACCTCCAGGATGCCTCCTCTCGATGCCTTTTGAAACCAATCGTATACGTTGATATTCGTTGATATATCCATTCTAACAATCTGATGATTTGCGACAAATGGAATAATTACACGTCCTGAGTTGTCTCTTACGTTTCGAGAACTATTAACAATAGCTGTGTCAAAACTTGCTTTTATTTTCGCCCAAAGCTTCTTTAGTCCACTTTCATCTAAGAAATTCATACAAACCTCCTTTCTAATTTAATGCATCAATTACCGATATTGGGATTGCGCTGTCCGCAGTTGCACCTGAAGATATACCATCAAGCTTAGCTTTATCACTAGCCTTCATAAGACCGTCATTTGTAGATGTAGCTAAACTATATGTAGTGTTTGTGTCAGTCCATGGAACATTAACATATGCCTTCTCTCCACTCAACTGCACTGGATAGTTTCTTCCGTTAGCTGTATAACCTAATTGAATACCTCCTCGTGTACTATTAGCTGCAAGAGGGAGAGAATAATTATTTGCATGGTATTCAATGTTATCAAGTTTAGATTTATCCTTTGCTGACATAAATCCAGACATATTAGTTGTAGCTTCTAGCATTACAACCTCCGCTTCTTTAGCACTATTACCAGCCTTATAAATACCTATAAACTGACGTTCACTATGTAGTCCTGTGGGTTGTGTTTCTACTATAAGTCTATCAATTGCCTCACTCTTCTTAGCATAATCTGCAAGGTCTACTGTAGCACGAAAGTCTCCGAGTTTCTCCCATTTTGAAGCATCATAAGTTGCACTGGTATCACCAGTATAAATATATTCCTCATATTGATTCTGTGTAACACCACTAGCATCTTTAATAAGATAAATATGCTTCTTAATATTAGTTGTAGGAAGAGCAGTTACTACTTCTGCAACTGTAGTATCAAGATTACCTAATTGGGCTAATGGAACATAGCCATTTGCATCAAGTCCTGCAATACCATTAGCTGAATTAATTCCTTTAACTGAACCATCTGCTATAAGAACTTGTGTAGAAGTACCATTAGTCTTTTTAAACTGTAGAGCTGAAACATTTCCAGAAATATTAATATTTCCATTTATAGTACCACCTTTTAATGACAAATAATTAATATTAACCCAGTTCTTAATCTTCTTCCAAAAGGAAGCAAGTCCAATTGCGTCTAAAAATTGCATAATCTATTGTTTTAAATTGTTATTTACTAGTAATATCTGTTATCTGTTCCTCCGTGATTGCTGGAGGGAAGTCCTTCGTCACGATGTCGGTCACTCTGTTTGAAATATCCTTGTAGATGTCCGTGCCGAGTTTTTTTGCTGTCACGCTGCCGTCTCTGATGTTTCCAGTTGATATACAGTCCTCGGTCAGATGGTCGTGTTTGACCGCTCCCGGTTGTAGTTTATCTGAGGTCACACAATTGGATGCTAGGTGTCTGTTCTTTACAGAGCCATCGGCAAGCTTCGCTGCCGTTATCGCCCCATCCGCAATTTGCGCTTCCGTTATTGTTATCTTGGCGAGTTCACTCTTGATAATCCTAACGACTGCATCGTTCTCCAGTTTATCGTCCATCATGGCAAGCATCCTGCTTAACTCGACAACGATGTCGTAAATTTCCGTGCCGACACGCACCGCTGTGTTTTCTCCAACCTGCGTTGCATCTCGTATCAGCTCTGCCATACGGAGCATTTTTTGAATATCCTCGTTCATGTCTTATGTGCTTTTAGTTGCCTATTGCGTGAATGTGTGCCCTTGTTCCTCGCTGTGCCTTCACTTCTCCTTTCGAGGTGAATGCCTTGAGATATTCGAGTGCATCTGATAAATATCTTTCTGCCATGTTCATGATGTCGTTGTATTGCTTGTTGTTCGACAAATCTTGAACATGGTCTGAATAATCGTCTCTGTGGCGCATTCCACCTGCTCGGCTTATAATTGTGCCATCGGCACGAAAAAGTCTCGCATACGTGAAATAAGCGAGTGCCTTGCGTATTCCGCTGGTGTACTTATGCACCTTGGTTTCGTCTTGGCTGCAATCGCCTTCCTTCTTTGTGGTGTATTCGCCACCGTCCAGGAATACCGCGGGCTGGAAATCGGGCAATACTGAATCGCCCCACTCTCCCTGCTCGGTCGCTGCCTTGAACCGCTCCCACCCGATGGCTGGTATGATGTTCGCATCTTCGCATTCACGAATGTATGCGTTAACATCATCCTCATCTAGGTGTGCGCTAGTCGGTCGTGCCAGTTCTCGGAACTGATCAACCGTGATAAGTTGTTTTCTTTGTTCTCCCATAGGCTCAATCAATTAGTCTATCGTGTTGTTACCTGCCACCTCGCTGCTGATATACTTTAGCGGCTGTAGCTTGGGGTCTAGGTTCTGAATGGCTGGGTCTTGCCAGCTGTTGAAAATCTTCTTGAAGGCTCGCTCGATGAATCGCTGCTCGGTCGTCACTTCTCCGGCATAGTACTCGTAGGCATCCTGCATCACTTGTCCGCTGAATCCCAGCTTGCCAATACGGATGGAGTAGAAGAGTTCTTGATGGAACTGTGCGTAAATGCGCTCGATAACGCTGCTGTCGGTCACGGAAAACTCCTTGTCGAAGTTCTTCGTAGGGAAGGCAACAACCTTCGGTTCGTCTTCCTCGTTCTCAACCTCGACCGCAAGAATCTTCGCTGTGTTCTCGTCCCCTTGGAACTGCAAAAGGTCTTCATCGGAAATCATCTGTCCGCTCTCCACCTCTTCGCCATTCTCATCGAACTTTGGAACGCCCTTTTTTGTTATAAGCATACACGATACGAGGAAGTTATTGCGGACGTTCCTTGCCTTGACGTTACCCAGTCCCTCATCGGTCGAAATCTCCGTGATGGCTGAATCATAGCTGGCTGTAGGATAAATAAACTGTCCATCTAGGCTCTTCCACAGAACCTGCCCCTTGTAGCTGTCGATGCCTCCTGCGTTTTCAATCTGTTCAAGAACGATGTCGGGGTCGGGGTTGAAGACGTTGATGCGCTCAATAGTCTTCTCGTTCACCATCAACCGCTTTCCGTTCCTCGTTTTCTTCTGCTCCCAGTCGGGATGCAACAAGACGTGCGCCACGTTCCCCTTGTCGTCCGTCTCTTCCAGTCGGCAATTCTCAAATGGTACGTGGCTCACGCTCGACACCTGCCCTAGAACGTTGTAGTTTACATGAAGGGCAAAGCCTCCAAAGCGTGCGAGGTCTTGCGCTACGTTCCGGAGCAAATCGTCTGCCGTGTCCCCCTGCTGGTTCATCGCCAACGATGCTAGAATGTCGCTATCAAAGCCGTAGCCCTCAATGAATCGGGCATATCGGTTAAGGCACAGCATTGCCGTACCGCTGGCTTCAGTGATGCGTGCGAGGTTCTGCGGATAAAGATTATCATATCCGTATGCCTGCATCTTAAATCGGCTTACGTAGCCAATATCAACCCTTCGCTTTGGCTTCTTAACTGTCTTAACGTTCATATTGCTTGTGTCGTTTTACTTGTTGTTTTGTTACTCTTCCTTGCCTGCTTTTTCGGCTTGGTCGAGGTCTTTCTTCTTGTCGCTGCCTGCTGCTTTTCCGGCAGGATCTTTCCCGGTGGTATCATCTGAACCGCTGTCGCTGCCTGCTGGCGGCTGCTTGTTCTCGATGAGTTCATCGCTGGGTATCTTTTGGAAGTAGCTTTCCATGTGTGGGTACTTCGTCAGATATTCGTGCGCTACCTTGTCGGTCAGGTTCTCGTTCGTGAAAATCTTACCATGGTAGAAGTCCGGGCAGGAAATGATAAAACCTGCCTTCATTGCGTAATTACATGTTTTTGGCATTGCCTTTTCTTTTTTGAGTTTTAGATAAATTTCGATTAAAGCATCGTGGTAACACTGCTGGCAGGTTGTCGGAACAAAACGCTTGCGTGTTACCTCGAAATATAGAGTTTCTATAACTGCCTTGTCAGTTGCATCAAAGGGACTGTCGAAACGTGCCTTCAACTCCCCGACCTTGGCTGTTGCTTCCTTGTATGTCATAGGCTACGCTGCTGCTTCCGTCAGAAGGCTCTGATACTTGGCTGCTGTTGTCTCGCTGTCGGTGTCAAAGAAGAAGTAAGCTGCCTTTGGTACGCTCTCCTCTTCAAGCGTGATAAGCCAGCCGCCCTCGGTATCGTCTGAGTACTTGTCGTTCTCGCCTGCGCTTGCCTTCAGTGCCTGCGCATATCCGAATACCTGATACTCTGCCTTTCCGTCCGCTCCCTTAGAGAGGTTGCGAAGGATGATAACGAACTTTCCATTCGCCAGTCCGTCAATGATATTGGCGCAAACGTCAGGTGTGTTAGCCAATACCACGACTGCTACGGTGTTCTTCCAGCTGTTGCGGTACGTGCCAACGGTCAGCTCGGTCTTGGTTCCAGTGAATGGCTTGCTGCCTTCCTGCCGGATAGCGTATGCTTTCTTGCCAGTCTTCAAAACTAATGTTTTAATTATATTGCCCGCTACAACGGACTTGGTGAAGTCGATGTCGTCTCGGTTGATGATAAGTCCATCGCCCTCCAGTCCCTTTGTTACTTGGTCTTCGCAAGGGATGATGATGTCCTGAGCGATAAGGCTCTCGCAAGTTGTTGCCATATTAATTCGTTTTTAATTGTTATATCCCCAACACCGTTTTGTGGGTGTTGAGGATTGTCAAAAATAACTTAATACTAAACTGAAAATTTGGAGCGATTAGTAAGCTGCATGGATCATGTCCTCTTCAAGGAGAGCCGTGCCAATCTTACCGGTAGCATAGAGATAGTTTCTGCGCTCCTTCTTGTCGAACCAGATGTCGAGGTCGCTGATGAGATTGTCTGCGTCTGTACCAATCATAAGGTGCTTAGGATTGCAGAATACCGCACGGTGTGGAAGGTTGATTGTAGCCTCGCCCTTCTCGTATGCCTTAATCATTCTGTCCCAGATGCCGACACGTGCAATCTTCACTCCGTTGTAGGTCGCTACTTCGAAGCCATCGAACAACTTCTCCCATGGCATAATGTCGTGGTAGGTCTTCTTGAGGTCGTAGGTCAATGCGTCAGCAAGCGAGCGTGTCATGAGCAATACGGCATCGCTGTCGTCTACGATACGTGTGTCTGCATCCATCAAAATGGTGTCTACAAGTGTAGTAGCCGCACCACTCTTGCGCAATGCAGAAACCTGCGCTGCTGCTGTGGCTTCGCTGTTGGCTGCGATGGCTGTATGTTTGGTCGCTGTGGCTGTAAAGATGCGCTTGAAGAGACCATCGCAGACGTTGAAATTACTGACATCTAAGTCTGCTGTCAGCTTGCCTCCACCTTCACCTGCCAATGCTGCCTCCTTGTCACCAAGCCAGCCGAAACGCCAAATCATCTGCTCCATGGCTCGCTGGAGTGCATCTGCATAGATTGCCATAAAGTCGGTGCTGGTGAGGTCGCCAATGGCTGTACCAGTCTTCAGTGAATACTCTCCGATGGTTCCCTTTATTGCCTCGTAGCAAATCTTGACTGGGATTTCCCACTGTCCGAATTCCCAACGTTTCTGGGAGTTGGCGATACCCTTCTCCTCATAGGTAGGGTCGCAACCGCCACCCTTCTTACCTACCATTTCCATCTCTCCGAGAAGAGCGATAGGGTCTTTCTCTTTGACCTTCTGAATGTTCACGAATGAAGAGAAGTCTTCATCGTTGTAGAAGGTTTCCTGCACTGCATCCTTGATGCTTGCGAGGTTTTCCGGCTCGAGTTTAAGGTTCTCGAGCTGCTGTTTTGTAAATCCTGCCATTATTTTCTTTTGATTTAATGGGTTAATACTTTGTTACTTCTTGCCCTTTTTGTGGAGCTTGGCAAGTCTCTCCTTGATGGCGTTCTTACCTTCCTCGACTGGGTTCACGTTGTCGCCTGCGCCCTTGCCGCTTGGCTGTCGCTGTGCTGGCTGGTAGTGGCTGCTGTAGCCTGCCAGCACCTTCTCAGCACCGCCTGCCATCTTCACGGCATTCAGGATGCGCATGTCTTCCTTGCTCTTTGCGAGTTTCTGTGCGCCTGCCAGCTGTGCCTTCGTGTCGTTCAACTGCTGTTTGAGTGCTGCTACCTGCTGTTTCAACTTGGCTACGGTTTCGTTGTCGGTGCTTGATGCGCTGCCGCCATCACCGCCTTCACCGCCCTCATTGTCGGTGTCGTTGTCGGTGTTGTCTGCGGTCTGAATGTCGGTAATTACACCGTCTTCGACAACAATTGTCTTACCGTCCGGCATTTCAAAAGTTCCGTCCGGACTTGCCTTGTCGCCAACTTGTGGATCTCCCTCTTCACGCTCAACGGTCAGAACTTGACCGTCCGATGTGTTGAGTTCCATCGCCTTTGGCTCTGCCTTGGCTTGTGGCTCTTCCACCACCTGCTCTGCTTCCTCCAGTGTCTTCACGCCCAACTTGGCGAGAATCTTGTCGAGGAGAGAAGCCTTTACTTCTGTCTTTTTCTCCATTGCTTTTGGATTTTGTTGTTTTGAATTAATAAAATTTTCTATGTTGCGTTTTGATGCGCTTGCGCTGAGTGGTACAATGGTGCTGCTGATAAGACCTAGGCGCAAAGCCTCGCTGGTGTTGATGAAGATGTCCTTATCCATCAAGGCTTGTATCTCTTCCCGGTCGCACTCGCACCGCTCTACGTATGCGTCCACCATCTTATCCTGCCACATCTGCATTTCCTCGCCCAGGTTCTTCAAGTCCTTTGCGTTCAGCTGGTCGCCCAACCCCCAGCCGGGAACCCAAGGGTTGTGCAGGAGGAAGGCAGCGTTCTCGTATGCCTTGCGGCTCTCCTTTGGTGCTGCGAGCATGATGATTGTTGCCATGGATGCTGCCTTGCCCTCAACGGTGCAGGAAATCTTCTTTCCGCTCTGTCGCAGTCTGTCGTAGATTGCCCAGCCTTCAACCACCGAGCCGCCATTGCAGAAGATGCGCATATCGATTGTATCATCGTCTTTCGGTATGCTTGCTGCAAAAGCATCTATATCCTGAAAACATACGCAGTCGCCTCCCCACCATTGATACCAGAACTTGTTGTCTTGGCTGTCGATATCGTTGTATATTCTGAGTTTTGCCATTGAATCGTTATTTTTAAGTTTTAAAACGCTGCAAAGATACGATTATTTTTGGTATGTTTATCTCATAAGCAGTTAATTTTTCTAAACAAGCCCAAATTTTGCGCTCTAAGCGGCTTTTATTGCCTTGGGTGTGTAACTTTACCACCTTCGACCGAAAACCGCTCAGAACGCAAATCTTGATGAAATAACTGCAACCCTTAGAGCCTGCCGATATTCTCTATCGTCTGCACTCTCCGCTGGGTGCGGTTTATTTCCTCAACGCTCACTACTGGCTGTGGAGCCATCTGATACCCTCTAGCTACAGCTGCCGCCAGCATATCCATGCCGATGTTGCTGCCTCCGTTGTTGGCTACGATAGGAACACCACCGCCTAGCTGGTTGAATGCGGATAATATAGGGCTGAACATCGAAGTCGCCTTGGCGGTCATTACACTCTCGCCATTGGAAAGCCTTGCCGGGATGCTGTCGCTAGTTCCGGTTCCAGAGCCTTGGACGTAGCCACCAGTGGAGAAGCCCTTGACGAGTGCTTTTGCTCCTGCAAAGGCTGCCTTGATAAGTACCATTAATGCTGCTGCACTCGCAACACCTCCCCACGACTTGCTTGCAATCTCCTTCGCCAGGATCTGTGCATAGTAAGCGTTAACTGCTATCTCGATAGCGTCAAGTATTGATGTCAGCATCGATTTGAGGAATGAGTGCAGCGATTTATCCTCGCTCTCGAAGAACTCGGACAGACCGTCTCCCATGGTCTGTATCATGTCGCTCATCATTTTCAGTTGCTCTTCCGTCAAAGCTGCCTTTTTCTTGTTGGCTTCCTCTTGCTCCTTGACTTCTGCATCGCTCAAATCCTTTTGTAGCTGCTCCTGCACGGCTGCATAGTTCTTGTAGGCGTCCATCTTGCTCTGAAGGAAAGCCTTGTATCTCTCCAGCTTGGCTGCATCGTCTTCCTCTCCAGTGCCACCGTTCATGATGTCCGCATCCTTGCGTGCCTTTTCCGCTTCCTCGAACTCCTTGTTGAGTTCGTCCACAATCTCCTTCGCTTGGTTCTTCAAGTCCGCTTTTGCTTTTATCATGATGTCGAGAAGTTTTGCCTGCATTTCCTGCGCCTTTTCCGCTCCTATCTCTCCAGCCGCCACGTATGCGTCAATGCTCCTTGCCACCATATCCTTCTCCAGCTGTTCGAGGTCGTTGCTGTAGTCTCGCTCGTTGTCGTACATGCCTGCAAGGTATCGCTTCTTAGCGTCCATTACTTGCTCGTTGTACTTGTACTGGATAAGCGCAATCGCTTCCTGCAATTCTTTTTCCTGCTTCTTTTTGCGCTCTGCTTCTGCCTTGGCTTCCGCTTCTGCCTTGGCTCTCTGTGCCTTTGTCTTGGCAGTGCTGCCATTGGCTGCTGGTGTCGTTCCCTTGTTTCCGCTCACTAGCTCGCTGCTGGTCGCTCCACCGTTCACGCTAGCTAGCTTTATGTGCTGTAATCTTCCGTTCACGGTATTCTCGAATCCGTCAGCGAATGCGTGTCCGAAGTCTGCGCCAGTCTGCTTGATATCCTTCCATCCTTCCTTGATGAACTTTGAGAGGTCGAATATCTCCTTGAATCCCTGCTGTGCCTTGGAAAGGTCGAACGTTACGATACCCTCCAATATATCGAGCGCACCCTTTAGGCTTCTGCCGACTTGTTTCATTGCATCGATGATAAGGTTTGCAACGCCCTTGACTACCGACCAAACGCCACGGAAAGCCGCCCCCAATGTCTGAATAACTCCACGCAAAAGAAGGCTTTCGTTGTACCAGTCGATGAAGTAGTTGATCGCCTTCACTGTTCCCTTGATAACTGCCGTAAGTGATTTCTTTGCAATCGTGCTCAACTGAGCCTTCATGGTCTCGAATCCACCCCCAGTGTAATCGAACAAAGAAGCCATTGCGTCCTGCAAGTCCTTGGTTGCGTTCAACTCGTCTTCTTGTGCCTTGGCAAGATCACCGGACTTTGCCTTTACTTTGTCCATATCAAGTTCGATGTCACCGAGCATCTCGATATAAGCAAGTCCGGCATCCTCTCCAGGACCACCGAAGATGTCAGCAATTGCGCTACCTACAGCAGCACTTGACTGTGGGAGTTCCTTCAACTTATTAGCCACCTCTTGCATAACCTGGAATGTGGTCTTGCTTCCGTCCTGCAAGTCCTTCTGAACTTGCTTGGAAGAAATACCTATTCCGTCAAGTGCGGCAGCCGTAGCAGTTGTCATTTCACGAAGTCGCAGGTTTCCTTCCTTGATGGTATCAACACCCTTGTCGCTGAAGATGCCTTCCTTGGTCGCTTGCGTTGATATTGCCACCATTCCTTCTGCATTCAGTCCGGCTTCCTTGAAGTATCTAGGGTATTCTTTAATCGTGTCGAGGAACTCACCGTTGGCGTTTGCACCGCTCACCAGTCCGTCCTGCATAATCTTCAAACTCTCAGAAACGGAAATGCCGAAAGCCTTGCTCATTGTATTAGCAGACTGCATTGTCTCCGTGAATTCCAAACCGAATGTATTGGATACCGCTAGAACCTCGTTGCGCACGGATTTCATTTCGTCCCCGGTCAATCCGGTGAACTGCTGCGTCAGTCGTGTGGCTTCCATCAATCCCTTGTTGTAGTCGTACCACCATTTGAATGCCATTCCGACACCTGCCACACCTGCCATAGCGAGGAAATAAGGGTTGGTCAATAAGGAAAGAGCCGTATTTTTCAACGCACCAAACTTTACCCTTAGGTCTTCCACGGACTTTCCCATTTCCATGACCTTTCCGATTCCAGTATCATTAACAACATCAAAACCGAAAAACTCGGTGTTCTGTAGGTCGTCAGCCGCCTTCATCATGGAATCGTAATAGCTGCCGACACTGCGCTGAAATCTTCCAGTAGCCTCCTCAGCCTCTTTCAGCTCCTCTATCAAGTCTTGGATATGCTCCTGCATCTCCTGACCCTTGGAACTATCACGCTCGGCACGGCTCATCTCATCGTAAGCCTTAGTGGCATTGGAAAGCTGGGCACGCAGCTGCTTCAAGCTGCCCTCCTGCTCGTTCTCTGTGCGCACGTTGTTCTGGATCTCCTTCCGCAAGGTGCGCACGTTGTACTGGTACTCCTTGATGGTTGCGTTGATGGCTTCCGTCTGCACCTTCATTTCGTTGGTCGTGATGGTCTTGTCTTTTTCCTGCTGCTGCAAGTCCTTGATGCTTGCCTTCAACTGGTCTATCTTCTCTTTGTATCTGATGATGCCATAGATTGCATCCTCGTACTTGACCTTGATGTCAAGAATCTGCTGTTTGTCTTCACTTACCATAGTTCTTTCTTTTTAGTTGTTCAACTCTATCATTGTAACCTCGCAATATCCGCTGTTTGTTGTCTTGATTTCGAGAACCGCAAAATACGCTCCGTACTGGGCAAGGTACACTGGCTTCGTCTCATCAAAATCCAGAATATCCAAGTCCGACAGATTGAGCCGCTCTGTGATTACGTGCGCCTTGGCGATGCTTGCTGCAAGCTGCTTGTACTTCGTATCGAATATGTTCTGAAGGTCAATACCAAATCGAAGTGCAGCTTGCTCCTTATCATCTCTTAGCGTCATAATTCGCTCCTTGCATCCCTTATACTCTCCACCATTCTTCATGCCGAAAGAATCAAGTGTTCTTATTGGTATGCGGTTGTCATCGCTGGCTGCAAAAGGTAGCGTCCACGTGTCCTGCTCATAGTCCAAAGTCTGGTTGCTGATTACGAGGTCTGCATCATAGTCCCCGGTTGTCTCTTCGTCTTCCTTCCACTTGTAGCGGTTGTGTTGCATAAAGTCTGAAACGGAATACTCGCTTTTCCGTGGTGCACCTTGGCGGTCATACGGAATGAGTTTTCCGCTCCAGTTGTAGGCATTCGCCTTGTTGCTCCAGACGCTGGAAAACATAACGAACTGTACTTGCGTGCTATTTGTCAGCTGTCTAGGGAATGAGCCAGTTATCAAAGCCAAAAACTTAATGAAGTTTGTTACCTCGATTTCAGGCAGGTTTATGCCGATAGGGAAACTTCCCCCAATCGGTACGCTGTCCCCAATCTTGACGCTTGCCGTAATTTTGCCGCTGTAAACGGATGGTGGGTTAGTTTCGCCCGCATCCGGTCCGTGCATGATAGTCTCAAACGTCAGTACATCGTCCTTCTTTAGCGATATTGTGTTCGTTCCTGCCGAAAGTAAATAAAGATAGCCATCGATAGCATATCTGCGTAGTACGACCGGTAACTTCATCTGCCCATCCTCGTATTTCAAATCTCCGAACTCGTATTCCTGCGTGGATGCCTCACCTCCAGTAGTGCTTGGCGTTGTCACGGTCATTTTCACGCCCATAGGCACCTGAATCTCCGCTGCGTCTTCAAACTGATGTCTGACGTAGTATTGCACTTGCACATCAAAGGTCAGTTCGCAATCCTTCGTTATCGTCAGTTTCTGTACATCGCTACCAGTGCTTGGTGTGACTGACGTCAATGAGTTGTTGACGGAAAAGGAAAGTGCTCCCAGTCCGTCACGGCTCTTAACGTCTGCGGTCAGATTACCGATGATTGTCTTGTCGTCTGCCTTGTTGTTGATTATAGGCACAACGAGTTTGTTCAACATCTTCTTTGCTTCATCATCCTGCCAAACGAAAGATACGCCCGACTTCCTCGCTATCCTTGACAATAGCCAGTTTACGGTCACACATGGCTGCAAGAATTTTGGGGACGTTTTATATTCATCCACCGCCACATCATCGCCTACGAAATCCTCCTTATTATCGCCATCTATCATTTCGTGCATAGGTGTCAGCCCGGTAACTGATAGCGACAGAGTGCTGTAATATTCGGCAGGTGCATTCACTACGAGGTATGCAGCTCTAGCCTCTCCTCTGATGGTGTATACTTCCAGCGCCTCATCTTCTCCGCTCACGGATATAACCCGCATGTACTTATCCAGTACTGCATAGCTTCTGTAATCGCCCTTTCCTTGCGCTTGCACCTTTGCCGTTGATGATGGCAAGAAAGGGATAAGAGCACAGATCATGTTCGATGCGCTCTCTATATTTCCGCTTATATACTTTCCGACCTCTGTACCTGTTCTGATGCGTCCACGGATAGGCGAGTATTGTGTCGTGGTATATTTATTCCTCTGCACCAAATTAATGCCAAAGTTATCTTTGCTCTCAATTCGGTATGGATTGTAATAAGCAAAGAATATCCCATTGCTCACGGCTTCCTCCCTGGTGTTTGGAGTGTTGTACTTTTCAAAAAGCACTCTGTCTGTCACTCCCAGTTCGTTCAGTTTCATTCCGCTCTCTAGTAGCTTCGTGAACGCTGGCATTATACCCCAATAGATTGAGACCTCAACATTTTCCTCGATGCTCAGAACGTTCAAGCGTCCGTCCTTGATAATTTCCACACCACCACGGAAATAACTGCACTTATGGAAAATATAGGGGTATCTGCTGCCGCTCTTCGGTCTATCCGCTTGCTGCAAAACTGAAAGGTTGTGCACCGTCCGTGGCAACTGGATGGTGTACGTGTAGTTCGAGGTCATTTTCGTGACGTCACGAAAAAGGTTGCTCTTGATGTCGAGCACCACATCGGTGTTCTCCGGCAAGTCCATCAAAACACCGTCAATGTAAAGTTGCTGGTCTATCATAGTCTCTGAACGTTAATGTTGTTAATAATCATTTCGCACACGAAATCCTGCAAGCAAGCTGTGCTCTTCGTGTAGCTTCCTGCCTTGATTGTTACGCTCATCCACATGTCTTCCTCTTGCGTCCAGTCTCCCCCTAGGTACATGTCAACGACTGGGCTGCTGGCTAGGTCTTGTAGCATATCGAACGTATCACTGTCAACCAACGGAGCACAAAGTTTGATTGAATCCGTACGCTCGTATCCCTGCCTTCTTCCATTATCGCCATAGTAGCCGTATAGATAATCGGCTAAATTGTTGCGTATGAAACTCAGGTCGCTGGCTATCTCCCTCGTTTCCTCCCCAGCCGCAAAGAGCCAATAGCGGATGAATCCGTGCCGGTCAATCCAACGCAGATAGATACCACTCTCAGCATCGTCTCTGTCGATGCGTAACAATAGTGACTGCTTACCTCCGGTGGTTAATCTGAAAGTAAGGTCGAAAGTATTGTCAAACGTTCCCTGCTGAATCTCTCCATCATAATCGTATATGTTCCAGTATTTTGCGCCACTAGGCAATATGTCTGCGTTGAAGTCCATCATACCGTAAGTCGGAATCTCCAGTAGCTTATTGGGTGCTCCCTCGTAACCGATTAGTAGTTTAGTGTTCAACTTGCTTAAGTATATGCCAAAGGTGAACGGATAATGAGTAAACCATGTAATACGTTTGTATCCGTTCCAGGTCTCCCCATACTTTGGTGCGCCCCAAACCATGTTCGTGGTGAAGTCGATGCTCGCAAGCTGTTCGTCTCTGTCATCGTATACGTTGACCTCGATGCCCACTAGAAGGTTTAGAACGCTGGAATCATAGTTTATTGTCCAATCATAGGCTGCATTGATACGTCCGTCAAAAAGAGCTTGCACGTATGTCTTGAAGTCTGTTATGCACTCACTGTTGAACGCCTCCACATTGTAGGCTCGTTCCTTGTTGCCACATCTGATTATTACCTCAATCCACGAAAGGTTACTTCCACTTGCTTTGATAATGCAAGGCAAAAATGCAAAGTATACTTCATCGGGGTAAAAAAAAGAATATCCGTTGTTCACTGTCTGTCTCATACCGTCTCATTATTTAGTTTGATACTTCCCACCGACTGGTGGATTAAGAAAATAAGTCGCTGCCCCAGCCGCTTCATTGTGTCGGGCACAACGTTGCTGTATACGTCAGCCCTGCCGCCAGTCCGGTGCAGTTTAGAACCCTTGTTGGCGATGGTGTGGGCGATGGCTCCTGCCATGCTCATGTCGCCACGCTCTTGTGGTGTATACTTGTGCTGCCGCTGGGTCTTGTAGGGGATAGGTCTGCCATGCAGTCCCTTGTCCTTCATCCACTGCCGGATGATGCCACGGAAGCCGTATGGTATCTTTCCTGACCTTCGTCCGGTCTCGAGAACCCCGAATGGCTTGTGTCCCCATAGGATGGTTTCTTCCTCGCTGGGCTGCTCCACTTTAAGGCTCGCTATCGTTCGCCCTGATGCGTCCTGTCCGTTGATACGAATGTGGTTGATGATAAGCTGCCGTGCTCTCTCCACTTCCTCCCTCATTATCATCGATGCCGCCTTGGGGTCGAATTGAATGCCTCCCTTGCTCATACCTCACACCCTCCTATGCTCTGTGTCAGTTGCAGGGAGTACATTACGCCCGACACGATCGTGCTCAGCCGCTCGATGATGGTCTCGTAGTACTGCTGCCCTTCCAATGGTTCGAACTGGTGCGACTGGTTGATGGCTCGTATCATCCTTGCCCCTGCCACCTTCATTCGGTCGATGCACTCTCCGTTGTCTTCTCCTTCTGCTGCCCTCGGTACGGTGTCGAGATAAGCCAGGGCAACGTTCACGGTGTCGTATACCCTGCCGTTGCGTATCTCTGTCGTGCCGCTGGCTGGGATGATGCAGACGATTGCCGGATAGTTCAGTTTCTCCAGCTTGGTGTCTGCTGTGTCCCAGTCCTCAAATAGGTAGGTGTAGTCTGGTAGCGTGTCTGCTGCCAGCTGCTTTAATGTTTCTCTGATTGTTGCCATAATTATCTAGATTTACGTTTCATTTCTTCCGCTTGCAACTTCTGCAGGTTCCTCTCGTACACGCTTCTCTTGTTGTCCATTTCCATGCACTTGTAGATGCGAAGCCATGGCGTTTTCAATACTTGGTCGTGGTCGCTGATGCCCATCCTTACCGCATACCAGTCCAGCATGCCGAACAGTCCGAACCGCAGGGTATCGATGCCTGCCTCCTTCTCCAGTCTCGTTGGCTTCGCTGTGTCTGTGCTCTCGAATAGCTTGTTGATGCGTTCCACCTCTGATGTTACCCAACCGATGAGCATAACAACATCAACCGCCCTAGCCTGCTCCACTTCCTTGTGGCTCAGACCGAGGACGGTTGTCACTATCTGATACAGACTTTCCTCGCTGTCTGATAGCTGGGAAAGGTCTATCAGCTGCCCGATTGATAGCTGGTTGAGATTGTCGGGCACTTGTTTTCCTCCGACAAACGCTGGTCGTGGCTGCTTGCCGATTTTATAGCTGGTGTGCCTTGCCACTGCCAGCCAGTACTTGAATGTAGTGTTATTATCCATACGCTTTATATTTTTTGTCGTTATCTTTGCCTTAATACGTGCGCCCTAGCCGTTCCATGGCTTGCTATGGATAACTTCTTTAAGGCTACGTATCGTATTGCGTCTATGCCGTGGTTAAATGCGTCTATAGGCTGGTTCATTGTCTCTCCATCCCTTGACTTCTTCCACTTGTATTGCTGCATGTTCCCGATGATGCCGTGGCTGCGTCTGGTTATGTTGATGCGGAAACGCTTCAAGATGTCGATGCCGTTGTTGATGCTGTCCGCTCCCTTGGTGCTGCCGATTATCCACAGCCCTCGGTTGTGTATCTCCTGAATGCTCTTAGGCTCTGCCGAATCCGCAATGATAAGGTCTCGTTTCGTCCGTCCTTGTTCCTTGCATCGGTCTGCGATGTCATCGTTCGTCATTCCAGGCTGGTAGATTTCTTCGTCCACCCATAACTCTCCGTGCGCCAATATAACGTGCTCCAGCGCAGTTGGGTCGTTGGTGAATCCGAAGTCCATACCCCTGCACTCCATCTTCCACTCCTCCCTTGGTGGCAGCTTGTCAACGATGCCCCAGTTAGTGAAGATAAGCCCAGTTATCTTTCCGGTCAGTCCTCTTGCATATACTCGCCAAAGTTCGGGGTCGTCAATCTCTTCAATCTTTTTGTGTTCCTGCTCAGTCAGGAATCGGTTGTTTCGGTGGTCGCTCAGGATCAAGCGGCAGTCATCCCTGCCGATGATGTTGTTGTGTACCCAGAACCTGGCAGAAGGGTTGTAATCGATGAACACCTGCTTTCGGGTTCGGATGGCAAGCTGCCAAAACACTTCGTAGGGCACACCGTTCGCCTCGTTAACAAACAGATAGTCTCGCTTACCGTTCTTCGCATCCTGCGCATCTTGGTAACTCTTGAACTCGATGATTGAGCCATTCTTGCCCCGGTAGCTGCTGTCGCTCTTGTTGTTCTTGAACCAGTCCAGCAACTCTGCCCTTGAATGCAGGATGGTGTCTAGGTCTCGCATGGCTCCCACTTTCAAGTTCGGGAGGTCTTGACCGCACACCGTGATAATTGCCATGGGGTGTTCAAAAGAAAGCACTATAAGACGCTGCATGATGGTGTATGTCTTCCCCGAGGACGTGCCTCCTTGGTTTACGAGAAACCTTGGCTTCACGTCCGCATTCGGGTCATACAGTTCACCAATAACGTCAAATAGTGCCATACTTTCAAACAATAAAACTTAAAACAAAATTATGGTTAAATTATTCCTTGTCCAATCCTTCACGCTCGATTACTTCCTGCTCGCTGGATGCGCACTGGTGTCCAGAGTTGATGTATCGAACCTCGATGCCGCCTTGGAATCCTGCGTTCATGTCGAGCACGACTTTATCCAGTCCGAGCAGCTTGCAAATCTGCGTCTCTGCCTTGATGATGATGTCTAGGTAGCGTGGTTCTCCGAATCCTCGCTTCTCAGCATCGTACATTATCGCCTTCACGGTCTCGATGGAAATCTGTTTCCCTCGCTCATCTACGATTGGCAGTCCCTGCTGGGTCGCTGTCTTTTCGTGGTAGTCCTCTTTGGATTTCTCCCAGGCTTCCCACGCTTCACGTATCACAAGCTTCAACCTTGCCACCTCGCTGGTTATTTTCTCGTCTGTGTCGGTCAGTCTCTCTTCCCTCCACTCCTTCAATAACCGCTGAATGTCGCAGTGCGCTTGATTGTATTTCGGTCTGTCGAGCCGTTTCCTCACCTCTGCCGTGATTTCTCGCTCCGTCCATCCTCTGCGGTATAAGGGTGCGATAATCTGCAAGCGGTTCTCGATGTCGATTTTCTGCGCTCGATGTTTATTGTTGTTACCTTGTGGCATATTTTGATTCCTTGAAATTTATTTGATTTTTTATAAAAATTCTACTTGAAAAACTTGCATATTTCAAATAAATTTCGTATCTTTGCAAACGTAATAAGGGAAGTGTCCTTACTTACTGAAACCCTCCGAGGATGAGGGAAAAGTAAAATGAAATCCCAAAGCCTTATGAGAACTTACATTTCGATTAGGATTTGGAAAATCAAAATAACCTTCACGATTGAGCTCTGAGGGTTTTGATTATTCCAAGGGGTGGTGCTCGAACCACCACCCCACTTTGGGATTTCGTTTGCAAATTTACGAATTAATTTTCATATCACCAAATTTTTAACATTATGAGTACTACGAATGAAACTACCTCCAAATCTTGGGGAGGTGCTCGCAAGGGTGCAGGGCGAACGAAGAAATACGCTGCAACATTCTATTTCGGTGCTACCGAGGACGTGGCTAACATCTTGGCAGGGGTCGATAAGAAAGACCGCAGCGACTTCATCAATCAATGTATTATTAAAGCGATGGGCAGGGGTTAATCTCCTGCCTTTTTCGTTTCCGCTCCCTTGGAGTTATTTTGTGCGAATTTTGCGTGTGTGCCGCTCTTTCTGTAAACTGGTGTAGTTTATCAACCTTGAAGAGAAAAGCCGACACATCGCAACTATTCGACCTGCTTCTTAAATTCGTCTATCTTGACTGCTTTCTCGCCAGTCAGCTTTTCCCATCGTGCAATGATAACATCGCAATAATGTGGGTCGAGCTCCATCAAGAACGCATTGCGGTTTAACTGCTCGGCTGCGATAAGCGTTGTACCACTACCACCGAACCCGTCATATACATTCCAACCTTCCTTTGTGCTATTGCCCATCAAATAAGCAAAAAGCGGCACTGGCTTCATGGTCGGGTGTTCCCTTGATACTTTAGGTCGAGCCATATCAATAACCGTTGTCTGCGCTCTGTCGTTGAACCAATTGTGCGCACCTCCATTTTTCCATCCATAAAGACACGGCTCATGCTTCCACTGGTAGTCCTGCCGCCCGAGACAAAGCGAATCCTTGTTCCATATCAATGTCTCACGTAGCTCCAAATCTTTCGTGCTCATCAAAGCCTCTCTGAACCACATCGAATAATTGTCGCTGTGGAAAATATAGAAAGCAGCACCCTTCTCCATGGTTTCTTCTGCTGCCAAAAATGCAGCCGATAGGAAATCCCGGAACTTGTCATTATCCATTTTGTCGTTCTTGACCGTCAGCCCATCCGTTCTATGCTTTCTCTTGCTCATCATAGCAGAACCTTCGTAGCCATATCCAACATTGTATGGAGGGTCTGTAAGATACAGATTAACCACTTGCCCTCCCATAAGGAACTTGACCTGCTCTGCATCCGTGGAGTCACCGCACATAAGGCGATGTTTCCCGAGTTGCCACAGTTCGCATTCCTTGCACCGCTGTGGGATTTTCTCTGTGTCCTCATCGAACTCATCGTCCTTTGCCTCCTTCTGATCCTCGTCTGCCTGCTCTCCATTCTTCAATGAATCAGGACTCATCCACCCTTGCAGCTGCCAGTCTTGAATACCCCAGTCCTTCAAGAGGTCGGTATTCCACTGGTTCGCCAGTGCATCGGTGTCCCAGTCTCCGAAGCCTGCATTGTCCTTGATAATGAATTCTTTCTTCTGCGATTCCGTGAGGTCTGATGCCTTGACGATGGACGCTGTCGGCTGCTCCTTCCACTGGCTCCAGTAGCTGGCGATTGCCAGCTTCTCTGCATCAGTCAGTCGCTGGTCTGTGTCGAGAACGTCCATGATGGCTTCCGGTGTCATGCTCACGATGTGGCATAATGCCCTCGTTCTCATATTGCCACCCAGTGCCTTGTAGGTCTCGTCTACGACTATAGGGCGAAGCTGGAGCATCTTAGGAAATACAAGAATGCTCTTTACCAGCTTTTGGAAATTCGCCTCAGTTATGGTTCTAGGGTTCGCCTCATTCTCGCTGACCCTCGATAGTGCGATTTCTTCTGTTTTCATTTTCTTCTTGTTTTAAGTCTGAAATACGTGCTTATCTGATAAACACTGGCGCAAAGATACGACTTTTTTGCTTTAGTTGTTTGTTCTTTGCACACTTTTAACTTTTTCCAACACTTCGTTTTTATTTTATCCATCAAAGGCTCTGATGGTCTTCTGCAGGGTTGTCTGTGGTTTCTGCGGCTTCACTCTGACCGGGTATCCTGCACAGACCCAAGCGAGAAGAAGTGCGTCTCTCTGGTCTTGGTTCATTCTCGGCATCTTACCGTCAGGGCTTATAAAATAAGCAATTTCGTCTTGCGTGATTTTTCCGTCTTTACCCTTCCAGCACTTCTTTAGTGGCTTGATGATTTCGCAGGGGATATTGTAGTGTTTGCAGCACTCGACAATCAAGATTCCGGTCTGATGGTTCATTCCGGTAGAGCGTCCGATGGCTGCTGCCTTGACTGCCGTCATGAACCGATTAAGCACATGCCAGTTGCTTTTGTTGAGCCAGCCGCCTTCAATAACGACCTTAATCTTCTTGCAACTCTCATTCATAGCCTTTAGGTAATCTATCAAAGCCGGGAAGTTCATTTTATAGGCGAGAAACTTCTTGTCGTCAAAGACTGCTCCAACTCCGCTTTCCTGATTGTCGGGGTCGATTCCAATTATAACTGTTCCTTTTTCCATTTTTTCTTTAAAGTAATTATTTCGTTTAAATTTCACGCATAAGCGTTTATTTTGTTTTGCTGGTGTAGTTTATTATCCAACACCCTTTACGTGCGCATATACGTGCGCACATGCGTTATTATCCCTATCTTTCCCCTACCCCTTTCTTTCCCTTCTTTTCGGTTGCGATAGAGAAAGCTGGCAGGGATTCCGGAAGTTGTGCCTGCGCTTGCAAAATAAATGAATAACTTAATGAATGATTTTTTTGCAGGGTTCTTCCTTCTTCCACCGCCAGCCGAATGAATAAAAGCATAATTTTCTAACGATTTCTTTTTCTTACTTCTTCATGTACCACCTCGCTTTCTTTGTTTGCTGTCAGACTTCGGGAGATGCGTTTCCGGCTCTCATATCGTAATTTCAAGATGTTATAAGTTTATTTGTTTTGATAGGGAGCCATCCCCTTCTGTCCTCGCTGGTTAAAAACTCTATTATTGAACTCACGACCGATTATTCTTTTTGTTTTCGAGCAGCCATGCCAGATGCGCTGCCTGCTGCGGATTCTTGAACATGGAAAGAGCCTTCTCTACGTCCGGCTTCTTCCTCTCACGCATCGCTCTGTCGGCTACCCGGTTCTTTGTACCGTAGTTCCGGTAATGCTTACTCCAGTACTCTTTCTGATACGCTCGGTATTTTTCCCGGTTTCTCTTTCGCCACTCCTTTGTGGCTCTGAGGATCTGTTCCCGGTGTTCCTGGTAGTACGCTCTGTTCTTCTCCATTGTTACGAAATCGCTCATTGCATTCAAGTATTACCTGATGTTCTACATATTGCTTGCGTGCCGGGCAGTATATGCCATTTATGCAGTTTCGCCCGGCATCGCAAGCCTTGCATAATTCACTCGCCATACGTCCTAGAATGGCAGGTTATCGATGTTGTGGTCAGTGAATATGATGTTCTCATTTCCCTCGTATGGGATACAGCAGGCGAATTCCGCTGGCTTTCCGCTGCGTAAAGACAAGACTTTATATCTGTAATTCGCTCCCTCTCCACGGTCACGAACAAATAACGCTGGAAGCCACTCGTATTCTCCTCCATCCCTTACCAGCACCTTGTCGAAGGTCTTGAAGGCTGGCTGCTCCTTCTCTTCCTTCCCATTCTTCCAGATGTCGTAATGTTTCTTGACCCAATCGACTGTTCGGAAATTCGAAGAAAGGTTTGGGTTAAGTACTTCTTTCTCCTTGACGAATCTTCCGAAAAAGCGTGTCTTCGTCTCATCCTCGTATTTCTCGAATGTGCAGGTTCCTTGTAATTTCTTGTCGCCTACATACTCCAGCACGTCTCCCTTCTTGAAGAACTTGCTCCAGTCTCTCATTTGTTTCGAAGGGAAGAGCAGAACTTCTCCTTCTTTATAGATTTTTCCGTTCTTGTCGAAAAAGTGTTCTCTTCCAGCTCCGTCCTCAGTCCAGATTGCTTTCGCACTGTCCTTGTCGTTTGCCATTCCACTATGCCAAACATTTCCACATTTTGGCGTGTACAACTCTGTACCGTACTCTTCGTCTTTGAGTATCTCGTAAATATCAATATCTTTCTGTTCCATTGTCTGAATGTTTTTATTGTTTGCTATTCTTGTTCTTTTTGTTGTGATTTTCAACTACCCTTATCATTTCATCGGTTACGGTCTCGATGAAGTCAAGGCAGGAAACCTGCGCCTTGGTGTAGGCATCTGCAACCTTCTTTGTCGGAAGCATTCTCAATGCCACGGCAGTAGCTTCTTGGTGCGTAAGCTGTAGTTCGAGGATGGATTGCAGGAAATGAAGGCTCACTCTCTTCTCCTGCCAGTTCTGCAAGTTTCTTTGCCTTTTTCATTATCTCTACAGACCTGCGTTTCATTTTGTGTTTGAATTCTTCGTTTACTTCCATGTTCTGAATGTTTTTTATTGTTTACAACTTCACTCATCCGAGTTTCTTATAAAGTTCCACCAGTTCCTGAGTGTCAAGCCAGAAATCGGTGTTGCCAACGAATACGTGATGATGATGATTGTCATTGATGATTTCTATCTTCTTCATTTCTTATCTGCGTTTAAAATTGTTCGGGTCCGCATTGTAATCTTTGAGGATACATTCGAGAAACTTGATTTCATCACATGTCAGCCAGACGTCTCTGTCTCCGACTGACAGATGATGAAGACCACACTCACGGACCAGTTTTATATTATCAACTCTGACCATAGCTAAAGCGTTTTAGAGTAATATACCCAGCATAGCTGTCGTGATTGCTGCCCAGAGGAGCAACACAACCATTAAGCAGCCACCAATCTTTCCGTCCTTGCTCATTGTTTTCCATTGCCTGGCAATGTCCGCAATCGTAGCAATTACCATGATGCCAGCCGTAGCTGCTACAACAAGCATCAAAAAGCCAATCTGTTGTCTAACCATATCTTTCGTTATTTAAAAAGTTCCTGCTGTGGATGAATGATGTCTGCTCGCTTCTTCTTAGCTGCCCAGAGAAGGAGGTTGGTGTTCTTGGTTCCAGCATTCTTCTCGAGGTCTCTGATGATGCAGGTCAGGGCATCGTGCTCCGCTTCTTTCTCATTGCCGTAGAAGATGCTGAGAGTGTCATATCTACTCGGGTAGGCTACCGGGCTGTCGTACCCATGCTTTCCCTTCTGAATGCTGTAGCCCCATATCCAGCCGAACTGGGTGTTGGCGGTCATTACCTTCCATCCCCAGTTGTCTGCTCCCTCTACGGAATACTCGATTACGTGCGGATTGATGCACTCATCCTTGATATTGAACTGGAAGCCTTCGTGCTCTGCGACTGGCTTCTTGATGTCGTAGCTGTTATCGGTCAGCCATTTGCACCAATCGTTCGATGTCTTGAATACGAGCCCTGCGGCACGGCATTCGTGGAAAAATAACTCATTCATGGTCTTTAATCTCTTTAAAGTGAAAATCACTACATCTTGCACAAGGGCAAAATTCTGTCAACCCTTTAGTATCAAGAGCACATATATCGCAAGTATTCTGCTGTTCAGGTACATCATCATCCGACACTACTTTCAGTAATCTACCGTTAACGTTAAGCAATGTGCCCGCCACAAAATCCTTGCATATCTCGTTCGGTTCATTAATTACAATTACTTCTTTTTCCATATCTATCCCTCCTTGATGTACTCGGCAAGTGCCTCACGCTGCTCAGATGTCAGTGCGTCTGCGATGCGCTCAGCAATCTCTTTTTGATCTGAACTGCTCATTCTCTCGAAGGTGTCGGTAATGATGCCGGCAGCAGTATCGTCTTCGAGATACCACATATTATCCTTTACCACATCCGCTCTTTCTTCTTCCCCTGGTAGGTTTCTGAACATGTCGACCAAAAATTCCTCTTGGTCTTTATCCGATAAGTTGTTGAACATATCCTCTAAGTCGATGTCAATGCTCTGATTATTGTATTCTGCCATAATTCTTTTGTTTTAAGTGTTTAAAATCTGTTTGCCTTATAATTTACCGCCCGAAGCGTGAAAACGTCCCAGAGCGGCTATTTTTGCCCTCATCCGTTATTTTTCGGGTTTCCAGTCGATGCCCAGCCGCTGAAGAACTCCACGTTCGTAGTATCTTGTCAGCGAATCCTTTGCAGGCTTGTTGTTCGGGTTCTTCTTCAAGTCTTCGAGGTTCTGCTGGATTACCCACCTGAACTTGTTGTCTTGATTCTGCTGGCTCGCTGGCTGCTGGTGCTTTGCTTGCTCGTATAGTTCACCGATGCTCGGTCTTGCCGTTGCCGCAGGATCCTGCGCCTTGGCTGCTGCCGATTGCGGCTGCTGGCTTGTGGCTGGCTTGGTGTTGTCGTAGTTGCCTTCCAGCACCTTCGGGAAATACTTCCTTGTCATTACCCAGTCGTATGATGCCCAGGAATGCCCTGCGTTCAGATAGTCGCTGGCCATAGCCTTGTCGATGGCCAGGTAAATCTTGGAAATATCTCCCTTGCAGTCCTTGAGCCTTCCTCTGATTGCCTCCTTGCGGTTATCCGTCATCAGCGTCAGCCTTCGCATTGCGCTGTTGGTCTTGTCGTGCTGCTCGTTCCAGTAGTCCTTGATGGCTGCGTAGTCGATTTCGCCTTTCTTGGATTTCTTCTTCTCAGAACTTTTTTGCGGTTCTTCTGCAGCGCAAACGTTTTTCTCGGAAAAACTTTGCATAGAAGCTTCTTTAGAAGGTTCTAATATATTTGTTTCTTTAGAAACATCATTATCATAAACATTATCATTTACATTATCATTTACATATTCATTATCATATTCATTATCATTATCATATAAGGTTTTTGAAAAAACCTCTTGGTTTTGTTTGGTTATTTCTGAAACCTCTTGGTTTTTATCTAAACCAATTGGTTTTTGTTTATCCTCTTGGTTTTTTCTTGGTCTGCCACCCTTTTTGCCATTGGCTCGCCATCGTTCTACCTTCTCTTCGTACTTGGCTTTATTCCGTTTCATATCGTCAACGATAAAACCGAAAGCCATACGCACGACTGGTTCGAGACTGATAGTCTCCCCATCCCTTGCGTAGAGAAATATCGCTCTCGTCAGTTGCCCGAGTTGTTCATCGGTCAGCCCCTCGATAAGAGCGTAGTATGATGTGTATAAGATGAATGAATCGTTCATGATGCTTTATTCTGATAATGATAATTTCTTTTCCAGCTTCCGTTTGAGCACGGTGGCCATACGGATTTTGTTCCGCTGGCTTGTGTCGGTCGGTGCTGTCACTTTCCCACCTAGGGAAATATAATTCTCCAGTTGGGAAATTATATTCCGTAGGTCGGTTTTTGATATAGGAACAGCCATAAGCACTGCCTTTACTTAATGAGCAATCTTCTTGCGCCTTGCACCTGCTTGATGTACTTGGCGCACGCTTTAGGATGGTCTGCCTGAAAAGCCTTGGCATCGAACTTCTCGCTTGCCTTCGGTGCTTTCCACGTTGCCAGCATCTTTCCGTTTCCGTCCACGATGCTCTCTGCGTCCCCGAAGAACAGCTTCAAGTTGTCCTCAATCTCATCCTGCTCGGTCTCCAGTTTCTTGTTCTGAACCTTGAGTTCCTTGAGCCTAGCAATCTGTTCGAGTATCTCCTTCGTTGCGGTCACTTCCTTGCCAGCTACATGTAGAGGAGACTTCAGGAGAACGTCTTGTGCGCTGTATGCAGGTGGCTCTTGGTTGCCCACGATGTAGTCAAGCCAGAACTTGGTTATCTCGTCACGCATCCATCCGAAAAATTCGGGGTCGAAGTCGATGTCACGGTAGCCGAACTCCCTGCCTGCTGTCAGCCAGGCAAGTGCTCCATCCTTGTATTCGCCCACTCCGAGGTTCATCTGAAGCTGGCAGAACCAATGCTTCGGGAGGTCGTCTGCATCTATCTGCATCTGCGTGGTCTTGCACTCGAGGATGCTCTTGCTCGCTTCGTTGTGCGTTGCCCCGGTTCTCCAGAAGGTGCGGTCAGGACTTACTCTCAGATATGGAGTATCGGTGTTCGTGATGGTGTAGTCGTCAGTCGATGCCTTGATGATGTGGCAGTGGCTCTCTCGCTTGAAGAATTGTGCCACGGCATCCTCCAGCAGGTGTCCTGCAACCATCGCAAAGTTCTCAACCTTTGGTGGGTCGATACCCTTCTTGCGTCTCCACAGCTGGTATGGTGTTTCCCATGGGTTCAGTCCCAGTACTGTGCCTGCCTCTGATGCACCTATTCCCTTCGAGCGGTTCTGCAACCACTCCTCTCTGCTTTTATATTTGATTATCTGTTTCATTGTCTTAATGTTTTTATTTATCAAAAAAGAATTTTCTAGCTGCTGTAATAACGATCGTGCGAAGGAATTTATCCCTTTGCATTGCTTGAGCAATTCCATCTGCGAGGTAAGCGGTTTTACCGTGGTAAGCAAATGAAAATCGAATCCTTGGTTTCCGTCTTCATCTGCATCTCCAGTCGTCTCAGATGCAATCTGAATATAGTTTCTTTCTTCCTCGTCTTCCTCTGCCCATGCCTTGAAACCATCTGCGGTTCTGCTAAAGTACTTGTCGATGGTGCTCTTGTGTCTCTGTTTGTTTTCTTTTTCTGCCATAATTTTACTGAATGTTTAATAGTTTCCACGGCTTCCCTTGGTAGGTTATGATGGGAGCCCACCCCATAGGTTGTGCCGTGGCGGTTCGGGCAAACGTTATAACTTTATAAACTAAACTACTTTTTCGCTGCTGTGCCAGTCTTGCCTTGGCTGCGGTTCATTGCCTTCTGCGCCTTGTTCTTGGCATCATCGGCTGCTGCCTGCGCCTGCTGTGCGATGGATTCCTGCTGCTTTGGCTTCTTGAAGGTCTCCTCTACTGTGGTCGTACCTTCCTTGATGGCGTTGTACACACCGGCCAGCTTCTGAATATCCTCTGCCGTGACTTCCTCGGCTGATTTCTTGCCCAGGTATTCCAGCAGCATAAGGTCTGTCACCTGGTATACTTGGAAGCAGGCTACGCAGCTCTTCCACTGGCTCGGCACGCCAGCCTTCTTGATGTGCTCGAGTGCTTTTTCCTGCACTTCCTTCACTACGCTTGCAATTAATACCTGCGGAACGACCTTGCAGATTGCGTTACGCTGGGCGATCGCCACGGCTGCATTGCCAACAACCACCTGCATATCCTGCGAGTAGGTGTAGCCCTTCGAGGTCAGAATGCTTCGCTTTACTTCGGTAGAGTATGCAACGTTGCTCTCTAGGTCATGGCATACGCCTTGTGCCGTGATGGTCTTGCCATCGTTTGCGATGATGCGGCCAGCGATGCGCAGGTTCTTCCAGCAGGCGGAAATGATTTCCGTAAACCTGACGCTAGGACCCTCGATTACTGTTGTCTTTCCGTTCTTGTCCGTGCGCTCCAGATGATAGAAGCAGTTGTAGGCTACATCATCGTCCATGGCTGCTAATGCTACCATGTTCTTCTTGCATTGCATGATGTCTCTCGGGAACTTGTGCGCTGTTGCAATCTGTCCGTCAATCTCCGAGCGGTTGATAGCTTCCAGCATTTCGCCACCGCTCACTTGAATAATTTCATTTTCCATAATCGTTCTTTTTTATTGTTCGACTTATTGTTCATTAACTCTAGTGGAAGGCTGGGGATTCGAACCCCAGTTGACCGCCAAAACTTACCCCCCTTGCCAGCTGCCGAGGGATGCCCTTCCGTTGCAGGGCGCACGCTGTCGTTTCCGCATATTACATGGTAAAAACAACTAATTTTAGATAACCTTTGAAAAATGAGTTTTGCGTGCGCCCTTTGCCCTGCCGCTGCAGGGAAACATATAATTGTTAAATAATCGTAGTCAAACCAGTTGAGCCATAAGGCTGTCGAGCCTGCTTTCCTCGAAAGCGTCCATCGGGTCTTGGTCTGCGTATTGGCTGTTCTCTTCCAGCCAGTCGTCCATCACGTCTTGATAGTTGACGCAACCCTCTATGGCTTCCTCCAGCCGCTCGCTGTCGTTGTTGTTATTCTTGTGCGAAACGACCGCTGTGTTCCCGGTTCTGTCGCACCATACGCAGATGTTGCCTGCCTTGGTCTTGATGTCTACCCTAGCAACCGCTGGTCGCTGTGGTTCACGGTCTAACTCCAGCCAGATGGCATCGTACATCTTCTTCCTGCATTCCTCGATAATTCTTGGCTTCATAATGCTAAATTCTTCTTTTAATCACGACATTCCATTTGTCTTCCGGGAAAATCTTACGGATCGTTTCGATACATTTATTAAGTTCTTTGAGTGAGCAAAACGCATCCACCATGTCACCTTCTTCGTACCATTCCCATCTTTTAGTGTCTGCCGCCTCCTCTTTTGAAAGAGGTCTGACTATACTCGCTTTGAATCCCTGGTACTCGTTAGGAATCTTTATGCCACCAAGGTATCCTCCTACAATTTTATTTCCGCTTCTGTTTACCACAGGAATACTAATAGAGCAATAGTAATGCTCTGCTCCACCACAATAACCTATATAAGAAGTTATGCAAAACTCCACATCACGCTTTCCTTTCGTATAATCACCTATTGTGGTATATTTCTCACCATCAAGATCAAGGCAGAAGGTGAAGCCTTCTCCAATCGTGCTAGGAATAGGTGCTTCCATTTCTGTAATATCGGCTCCACGTTCCACCCGTATCATTTCTTTCCAGCTCATATTGATTGATAACTTGCTCATAGGGCAATCCTCCAGACTTTTTTAATCTCGCTGCCCTCGAAAACCTTGCGGTTGTCGATTCTGCGGAACTTGACCTTAATCTTACCAGCCTGCAACCATCTGCGAAGGGTGTTGCGATGGATGCCAAGCACCTTGCAGGTCTCTGTCATGGTGTATCTGCCTGCATCCGCTACCTTTGGTTCTACGTTCGTCATATTATGCCCTCCAAAAGATTAAAGTTACTAATACGATGGCAACTGCCAGGCTTATTACTTCGTCACTTGTGATAATCTCGATAAACTTCTTCATACGCTCTGAATGTTTAAATTGGTTCTACTTGATTATTTGCGTACGGCTGCACGTCTCTTCTTTGGTGTTATCAATCCAGCCTTAATGAGGATAACACGCACGTTTTGCTGGGTGCAACCAACACGCTGTGATACTGCGAGCATAATTCTGCTGTCTGAGGTCTCGGCAGGTGCTTTTGCTCGGAAATCTGCAAACATCGCTATGATGTTCTTCTTTCTTTCGTCCTGCTGCTTCTGCAACGGTGTTCGAAAATCATAATTAAAATTTTCTCCCATTTTATTTGTATTTTAAATTATTTTCTTTATCTTTGCAAATGAGTTTTTAAACTCGCTTTGTAATTCGGTTGCAAAAATACAAAAAGAAAATTGAAAAACAATTGTTTTGTGGTTGTTTTTAGTAAGTTTTTAATTAATTTTAAATTGATTTACAATTATGAGTGGAGAAGAATTAAAGCAGTATATAAAGCGTTCGGGCTTGACAATGAGCGATGTAGCTAGAGAACTGGGGACTACACCACAGAATGTGCAGGCTCGTCTTGGTCGCAAAACTATAAAAATTGATTTTATCCAAAAGATAAAGGAAATCATCGACAAGTGTGCCCCTCCCCTCCCTGCCGAGATGGAAGAGGCTGTTTTCGGTTCAAACGTCAATGGTTCGAACAGCTCCAATGTCTCCCAGTCAATAGGTAGTGATGCTGCCTTGGCTGCTGAGAATAAACTGCTGCGAGAACAGAATGAGTTCCTTCAAAGTCAAGTAAAAACGCTGCTTGCCATTGTGGGACAGAAATAATTTTGTAACTTTGCAAAATGAAAAAGTATGGTTAGTAAGTTAATTAAAGAGCACGACCGCAGGACGCTGCTTGCAACGTATCTGTACGGTGTCTCCAATCTGTTTATAAGCGGAACGGGCATTGGTGGGTTCTCACCATTGATTACTGGCGATGAGATAGGATTGTATAATATCCTTTTTATTGCCTTCGGTGTCATAGCGTCATTCGCCTTCGCTTATTTCGCTAATAATGTAATGAAGTATAATAATTCAAATGTTTAGATTATGGAACTAGCAACTTTATTTATGTTCATAGGTGCGGTTATCGGCACAGGTCTCGTGATTTGGTCTAAGACGAAATCGGGCGAGAAGTGGTTGCGTGAACTTTAGTTCTCGCTCAAGGTACAATATCAACTAAAATTCTAAGTAACGATGAAAGATGAGGATTTCATAGAGCGGAAGGAGAAGGTTCTTCTTGCCGCCCTCGGGAAAAGCTGGCTGTGGAAAGCCAGCAGGTTGATAATAGGCATTATCCCTCCAGTGGGTGCGCTTGTAATGCTGGTTCACTGCACCCTGCTCTCGTTCGGCATTCGGGCAAAACTCACAGAGTGGATATTCGACTGCTCGCTCTTCGGGTTCATAGCCTGGATCATCGTCAGCCTTGCCTATGGCTTCTGCTGGGTGCATCGAGCGTTCGCTACCTACGGAGTGTTGATTTCATTCTGCATCGACTTCCAGCGTTCCTTCGGGTTCGGTGTCTTGCGCCAGCCGCTGCAGCTGCTGATGGTCGCCCTAGGGCTGCTGCTCTTCTTCGTCTTCATCAAGAAAAAGGCTTGGAATGAGTTCTATGAAAGAAATATTAATCATTTAAACGAAAAGTAATATGAAAAAGATAATAATGTTATTCGTGCTTGCGCTTGCGTGCGTGGGTGTGCGTTCGCAAACTCTTTTATCTAGGAGTTATGACGTTTCTCCAGTTATTAGCTACACCGTTTTTGAGCCGCAAAAAGACACGGTGTATTACTGGCAGATAAACAATGTTAATTCAGCTAAGATGATTGAATCTTTCTATCTTAGGTTTCGTGGAAGAAACGAACTGCAAAGAACGCTCAAATTTCTTGTCTCACTTGAAGGTGAAGAAAAGGGTAGGACTTACAGGCTTGACGACACGATAGACGGAAACGAGGTAACAACTGGAAAGGTAGAAGGTTTCCTCTTTATCCCATCCGCAGAAGGTGTTACCATCGAAAACAAAAAAGGGTTTCTTCCATCCTCATCATTCTATACCTACAAAAGTCTAGCTGATGTTGCCAAAGGTGGCTTTGATGAAATTAAAAGAAAGAAACAACCTCGGCAATTCGTGTTTGA